ATATCTAAACCAAACTTATTGATAACTTCTTGTTCGCCAGCGAAACCTTCAGTTGTTTCCATATACATTTCGAGTAAATAAGAATCATCAAATCTACTTAACGTATCTTCGCCAAGTATTAAATCTCTATTAACTAATGTTCGTGGTAAGTAGTAACAGTCATGCCCGTAAATCTTTAAGCCTTCGATAATTAAATCTTCGTATAGTCTTTTCTCGTTAGAGTTTCCTATACCGTTTCCGCCTTGAAAATAATGATTAGTTGCCATGGCACTATCCTATCATAAGGGGTTGTGACATCTCAAATGAACTTCTAATTTCTTTTTCTAAATCTTGTATATCAGTTAATGATTCTGAGAAGATTTGCTGACCATTTAATGTAACTCCACCTAACATAGCAACACCACTGAATTTAGATAAGTTTGCGCCCCATTGTTTCTTAAACAAAGCTGTTACATATCTCTTTAACATTATATCATTAAAGACATCTGTATGTTGTGATGGGTCTAATTTTCTATAACACTCAATAACTAGATATTCTCCAACTAGTAAATCGTTCTTCCAATCCATATCAACATATAATCTATTATCGTGTTGATTAAATCTCATAGGTTTTTCACCAACAAGTATGTGATCTAAAAAGTCTAACTGTCTCATAATCATATCGTAATTAACCATTGATCCTGATGAGAAGTTATATAAATCATTTAATCTCATTTGATATCTAACATCAAATATGTTCATACTACCTTTACTTGAAAAAGGAAATATGTTAATTACAGATACAATGGATTCAGGACAAATTATATAATTTTGTGCTTCTTTCCATTCTGTTGTAACTTTATTATTGATAGTAACTGAAATTGTTGCGTTAGAAGCTGGAGCAGCAAAGAACGTTAGAGTTTTAGCTGTAACTGTATAACCAAGACCAGCAACTAAATTTGTTCCAACAGTAGGAACTGTGTTACGAATTTGTATTTCAATAACTGCATCCGCTGCTGGTGCTGTAGTAAACTCAAAAGTTTTTAAAGCAACAATAAAATCGGTTGTTCTAGTTTTAAGTATTCCATCTACCTTAACTGTTAATGCATTTACGTTATCGGCAGGGTTAGTTAATTGAAAAACATTTGTTGAACCATCACCTGTAAATGTATTAAGAATATCGTCATCTTCTTTGATATTAACTTTTACGGAATTTAATTCGTCTGCTGAAGTATCTAAAGTGAATACTTTTGTTGAGCCATCACCCACAAATGAATTTTTAACTTCTGAAGCTTCTTTAGTTACTGATTGACTTACTCTATCAACAGTCATTCTATCAAAATCAGCTTGTGTGTATTGGTATTTTAGATATGTTCTTCTAACACCATCGAAATGATATTGTGCGAAATATTGTAATGCTTCATCAATTCTATCTTCAAGTTGGTCGTCATCAACATTGATTTCGATAACAGGTTTCCCTAGTGCTCTTAAAGCATATTGTTTTAATTGTTCTCTACTTGATGGTATTGGCATTAGTTCCCTTTAGTTCTATCTATATTTATAAGAGAAACAAATGGCATAATTGACCAAAAAAAATATGAATTTTCTATGATTTATGAATTCTTAAATAGTATGTACTGGCTGTTACTGCTGATCCATTTGGAAACTCTTGTGCTCTATAATCGTCTGTATTTACTTCTCTTGTTTGATAATTACCAGAACCATTTAAAATTGTATCACCCATACCAGAACCTCTTTCTTCGCCATCTCCAGAAGCTCCTAAATTATAACTTAAAGCGAAACCATCTCCTGACGCATGAGCAGTTTTCTTTATCCACTCTTGTGCTAAAGCTTGAAAAGTTGCTGTAGTAAACTCTTGTATATGATTGCTAGAATTAATGAAGAAAGGATTTACAAATGATGTATTACTTCCATCAACTCTATACAAATAATAGTTAGTAATAGTTGTAGGTTGATCTAGTGTTTCACTAATTCCACCAGCCGTATATGCTGAAGTATTTGCTCTTGTATCTATAAAGACAGGTGTTGCTGAGATTCTTGTAGAACCTGATACACTAGTCGCTGATGATATGTGATATGTTCCAGCTTGTCGTGTTGTAGTAGTAGCAGCTGCCATTAAATTTATCGCAGGGTGTAAAAATGTATCTTTAACATCTGCCAAAGACATTGCTCTAATGTGATTATTAGTTGCCGCATAAACAGGCCATGTTGTTCCTGTGTCTGCTGTTGGAGTTGCTGAAGAACCAGTTGATGTTACCTTAGCAAAGTTGACAGTAACTGTACCCGGTTCAGCTGTTGTTCCTTCGTTAGGAAATGCTGTTGTACTTGTACTCACTGCTCCAGCTTGTTTTCTTGTATCTGCAATAGTTCCTAAATTACCACTGGAGTTTACAACTGTTAATGCTACACTTGGACTTAATGAATATTGATATATAACTTGATCAACTATAGCAGCTACTTCTGCCGTAGTCATCTGTTGTAGATTTCCACTATTATTCTTTAAAGGTACTCTGACTGCCATGTTATCTTCCTTCTTAAATTAATATTACGAACTAGCACCAAATACTGTTTTCAAAACGGTTCCGCCTGAGTTTTGTATTTGTAATTCTACTGCATTCACACCAAGATTTGTTCTTGCTGTTCCAGCATTTGCTAAGTCACTTAAATTTGCTGTTTTAACCATTTTTAAACCTAAAGCCGTTGCTGTTGTAGCAGCATAGTCGGCGTCATCACCTAGAGCAGCTGCCAATTCATTTAACGTATTTAAAGTATCTGGCGCTGAATCTGCGAGAGCAGAAAGTCCTGCAGCAACGAAAGCTGTTGTAGCAAGTTGTGTTGTATTAGTTCCAGCATTTGCTGTTGGAGCAGCAGGTGTTCCTGTTAATGTAGGACTAGCCTTAGGAGCAAACGAAGTTGCAACGAAAGCTGTTGTCGCAATTTTTGTTGAACTATCACCAGCACTTGGTGTAGGGGCTGCAGCTGTTCCTGTTAATGTAGGACTTGCCTTAGGAGCAAACGAAGCAGTAACAAAAGCTGTTGTAGCAATTTTTGTTGTATTATCACCAGCACTTGCTGTTGGAGCAGCAGGTGTTCCCGTAAATGTTGGACTTGCTATCAATGAGTATGCTTGTAAATCTGATACATCTGCCTCAACAATTGTAATCGTGTTTGAAGCTGTGTTGATAGTTTTGTTTGTTAGTGTATCTGTTGTCGCCTTACCTACTAGTGTGTCAGTAGCCGCTGGCATAGTTAAAAGATTACCACCACTTGTTTGATTAAACGAAGCAAGAATAGGTGTTGTTAATGTTTTATTAGTTAATGTCTTTGCTGTTCCTGAGAACAAAGTATCTAATTGTGATAATGCGATCTTACCCTCTGTTCCACCATCAGACGCTAATAATAAGTCTGTAGCAGCAAGAGTTGATCCTGTTAAATCGTTTGCCGTATCTATGTCGAGTGTGGCTGATACTGAACCAAACTCTAGTGCGCTTGCACCTGAATTTACTTTTAATACTTGACCGGCTGTTCCGATAGATAATGAGGCGCCAATACCTCCATCAGCCAATCCTATAAAGTCTGCTGATTGATATTCTGCAAGACCTGTTACATCAGATCCACTGAATGTTGCTTTTACTGGAGTTTTAGTTGCCATTGTTTATTCCTCTTTATCCTATTTATCCTATTACTAATGTTGTTACCGCAGAACCATCAGCCTTTATAAACGGAAGATGAAACTGTTTTGTTACAACAGAATTTAAAAATTGTTGTACAGTAGTTATTGTCGTACTATTTATCAGAGTTATTAAGTGGGCTGTAGCGTCAGCTTCAATAAAAGGTATAACTTTTATACCACCACTTTGATTTACCCATTCTGATCCATCATAATAAATTTCATCACCTTCAGCTAAATCTGTAAATGTTACATCTGATAACGTACTAAAATTGCCGGGAGCCCCAACCTCTTTAATAGTTCCAGCGTCATTTACATAAAACTTTTGTGCCGAAGTATCAATAGCAACTTCCCCACTAGCTATATTACTAGTAGTGGGAGTTGAAGTTCCTCGTTTTAATTTTATAACTGTCGCCACAATATTCCTTTATATTATATATTAAAATGTTCCACCGTCAACAGCCTTAGCTGTTACGACACCTGAAGTAACTGTAAAGTCAGTTGCACTAAATGAAGCAACCCCTTTATTACTTGCAGATGCTAATTCAGCAGCAATAGTAATTGTTCCAGATGATTCTGCAACTGTCATACCTTCGCCTTGTGTAAATGTAATTGTGCTACCTAAAGCAGATGCAGTTGAATTTGTTCCATCTGTAACTGTTATAGCAGGATTTGCTAGTTTACCATTACTGATTGATCCAGCAAGTTTGCCTTCAGCAATTGAACCACCCAACATATCATTTGAAATTCCACCAGCTTTAACTCTAATCCGATCACTATTGATTTCGATAGAAGCGTCATCTACAGCAACTGCTAATGAATTACCAGTTTTTGTTATTGCGTCTCCACCTGTTATCTGACCAGCACCAGAGAACTGAGCAAGTGTAATTGCGTCTGTTCCTAATGTAGGTTCGCCATTATGTGTAAATACATAACCGTTATCAGCGTTAGCAGTTCCTTCTTCAACAAATACAAAAGCACCACCAGTAATTTCTGAAGCAGCATCTGCGTCTGGAGTTCTTGTTAGAACATAAGCAGCTGATCCTGAACCAACAGTTGTTACTGTATAGACACCGTTTGTTGTATTAGTTGATTGATCTTTTATTAATACTCTGTCGCCTGCAGTTGGTGTTTGCCCATCAATTACGAAAGCGGCATTTGAACCAGCAGTGATTGTTCCAGCAGCATTAGCATATGTTCCAGCAACGTTTGCTGTTGTAGCATATCTAACAGAAGCTTTTACATCTAAACCATTAGCAACACTATCAACATATGCTTTAGTAGCAGCATCTGTAGCAGCTGTCGGTAGAGAAACACTTGTTATTTTTGATGAATTAACATCTACTGTTCCTGATCCGTTTGGATCCAAAGTAATATTACCGTTTGAGTCAGTTGATGTAATACTATTACCATTAATCGTAAGATTATCTACAGCAATTTGTGTCATTGCTGCTAAAGCAGTAATTGTGTCACCAAGTGATACATCTGTTGAACCAATAACCATTCCATCATTTGCTAGTTTCGCATTAGCAACTGAACCTGATAGTTTACCACTAGACAATGAACCATCAAC